AATAAAAGAAGCGTTAGAAAAACGTGCTTATGGTTTTGAAATTGAAGAAAAAGAGTTTATAAAAAATAAGAATAATGAAAATACTGGGAGAATAAAAGTAACAAAAAAATATATTCCCCCGGATGTAACTGCTTTAAGAACGATTTTGCAATTAAAGCAGGCAGGGAAATGGTGAGGTTATGGCAAAGGGCAAATATAAAAAATGGTTGAAACCTGAAAATTTATTATTAATAGAGGGCTGGGCTAGAGATGGATTGGTTGATGAGCAAATAGCGCATAACATGGGTATAGCGTGTTGTACCCTGTATGAGTGGAAAAATAAATATGCAGAGATAGACGAGACCTTAAAAAAGGGTAAAGAGGTAGTAGATTTAGAGGTTGAGAATGCACTGCTTAAACGAGCGCTAGGTTACATAGTAGAAGAAAAGAAGATTGAGGAGAATGGTATAGGTGGAGAAAAAACTATAACTACTATAAAGCATATACCTGGAGATACTACAGCACAAATATTTTGGCTTAAAAATCGTAAGCCAAATAAGTGGAGAGATAAACCAACAACAGAAGACAATACACAAGACCAAAACATAATTATTAATATTAGTCCGGCTACAACAAACGATATGGAAGATAGTTATGGAGATTAATTTAAAAGTCAATAAGGTATATATACCTTATTTACAAAAACCACAATTTACACAGATATATTACGGCGGTTCCTCAAGCGGAAAGTCGTTTTTTTTATGTCAAAAAATTATTATTGATAATATGAATGGTTGTAATTGGCTTATATGTAGAGCGGTCGGCAAAAGTATTAAACGTTCAGTTTTTAATGAAATCTATAAAGCTATTAATTATATGGAACTTAGTAATTTATATAGCTTTAATTTTTCGGATATGGTTATTACAAACAAGGTAAATCAAGCGCAAATAGTCTTTGCCGGATTAGATGACGTTGAGAAATTAAAGAGTATAACACCACGAAAGGGCGTTATAGAACGAATATTTATTGAGGAAGCTACAGAAGTCAAAAGAAATGATTATTTGCAACTCAAGAAGCGTTTGCGTGGACCGTCTAAAATAAGCAAATGTATTGTTATGGCTTTCAACCCTATTTTCAAATTACATTGGATTTATAATGATTTTTTCGACAATAAGGTTGAAGACGGTTGCAAGAAATATGAAGATAAAAAAGTATCTATTTTAAAGACTACATATAAAGATAATATATTTCTTACAACTCAGGATATAGAAGCGTTAGAAGACGAAAGTGACCCATATTTTCACAATGTATATACATTAGGCAATTGGGGAGTTCTTCAAGGTCTCGTATATAAGAAATTTGTAGAGAAATTCTTTAATGTTTACGAAATTAGCAAAAGACCTGGAGTAGTATCGGCGTTTGGACTTGATTTTGGGTACACAAACGACCCTTCAGCTTTATTCTGCGGATTGGTAGACGAAAAAAATAAGGAGATATATGTATTTGACGAGTTATACGAAAGGGGACTGACCAACATGGAATTGGCTCCAAAAATACAACTAATGGGTTACGGCAAAGAAAAAATAATAGGTGACAGTGCTGTACCTCAAACGATTGAAGAATTAAGGCAATTAGGATTATCAAGGATAGAGGGAGCGTACAAACATGAGGTTATGTACGGAATACAAAAACTTATGAATTTCACCTTTATTATACACCCTAAATGCAGAAACTTTATAAACGAAATTAATAATTACTCATACGCCGAAAAAGACGGAGAGAGTATCAATAAACCAATAGATAAGTTTAACCACTTAATGGACGCTATGCGATATGCGGTTATCCCGAAATTAGAGGGAGATGTATTTAGCTTTAAGTAGCAGGAGGATAAAATGTTTAATTTTTACGAAGAAACGCAGAGAATTATTAATATTATATCAAAAGGCGCAAATAAAGCGCCAACTATGAAAAGAATAGCGGAAATAGAATTAAATAAATATAAGCAGAGCAAAAAGCGTAAAAAAATGCTTACAGGAATAAATTATTATGATGGAAAACATGAGATACTCAAAAAAAAGCGACTTGCCATTGAAGAGGGCGGTCAGGCTTCCGAACAGCACTATTTGCCTAATTCTAAAATAATTAATAATCAATATCGCAAAGCTGTAGACCAAAAGTCTAATTTTCTTTGCGGTCGCCCTATAGCAATTGACACGGATAACGATAAATATACCGACGAACTTAATAAGATATTTGACGAAAATTTTCATGCAATACTTAAACAGACGGCAAAAAACGCTTTAAATTGTGGTATATCATGGCTATATCCGTATATCAACGATAGAGGAGAGTTTTCCGTCAAAATATTCTCAGGTATTGAGATATTACCATTTTGGCAAGATGAAGAGCGCAGATATATAGATATGGCTTGCAGATTATATGTTATCCCAACATATGAGGGGGAAAACGAAAAAGATGTGGAGCATGTTGATATATTCTTGCCTGAGGGGATTGAATATTATATATATGAAAATGGAAAATTAGTGATTGATTCTGAGCGTGAACCTGAACCATATCTTACATACAAAGATAAAGATGATAATGTTATATCTCTGAGTTGGGATAAAATACCGCTCATACCATTTAAATATAACTACGAGGAACAACCGCTTATAGAAAGGGTACAATCAATACAAGACGCAATAAATCTAATAATGTCAAATTTTGAAGATAACATGCTTCAAGACCCTTATAATACTATATATGTATTGCTTAATTATGACGGTGCGGATTTAGAAGAATTTCGACATAATATTGCGCAGTATGGAGCGGTAAAAATAAGGTCCGTTAATGGTATTGATGGAAATGTAAGCACTATAGAAGTAAAGGTGGACAGCGAAAATTATAAAGCTATCCTAGACCAATTAAAAAAAGCGTTAATAGAAAACGCAATGAGTTATGATGCAAAAGACGACAGGCTTGGCGGTAATGCAAACCAAATGAATATACAGAGCATATATAATGATATTGACCTTGATGCTAATGGTATGGAGTTAGAATTTCAAAGAGCGTTAAAAGAATTATTGTGGTTTGCTGATATGTATTTATACAATACTACAGGTCAGGATTTTACGAACGAAAAAGTAAAATTTGTATTCAACCGCGATATGATGATGAACGAAAGTGAAATAATGACAATGCTTCAAAATTTAGGAGTGCAAATTTCACAAAAAACATTAATTTCTCAAGTGCCTTGGATAGATGACGTTGAAAAGGAATTGAGAAGAGTTGAAGAGGAATACAATACAACGAACAACGATGAGTATAATAACTTAGTCAATCAGATGAGAGGTGAAAGCGGTGATTTAGGAAATGCCGAAGAATGAAAAAATAGAAAAGTTACTTAAACGCAACGGCGAATATTGGTCGGGGCGTTTTTTGTATCTTGAAAAAGTACAAAGTAATAAAAATATAGAATACTTTCACAATCTTGAAAAACAGTACAATGAAGCTGTGCAGACGGTAACAAACGATATAAATAACTGGTATATGCGATTTGCTGAAAACAATAAAATAACATTTACAGAAGCAAAAAGATTATTAAATGCAAAAGAACTTAAAGAATTTAAATGGACTGTGGAAGAGTATATACAGAAAGGCAAAGAAAACGCCCTAAATAAACAGTGGGTAAAACAGCTTGAAAATGTTAGTGCTAGGGTACATATTAATCGTCTAGAGAGCCTTAGAATACAAATGCAGAATCAGGTTGAGGTATTAATGGGTAATGAGTTAGATGATATAAGCAATCTTATAACTGACATATATCAAGATACCTATTATCGTTCTATTTTTGAAATACAAAAGGGTTTTGGAGTAGGGAGCAGCTTTGCAAAATTAGATACAAAATTAATTGAAAACTATATACATAAGCCCTGGACACCCGACGGCAAAAATTTCAGTGAAAGAATTTGGGGTACTCATAGACCCCAGCTTGTGAGAGAACTTGAAACAACGTTAACACAGTCAGTTATCAGAGGGGAGCAGCCTAAAAAAATAGCCGCTAAGATAGCAAAACGATTTGAGGTGAAGAAACATCAAGCCGAAAATCTTGTATTGACAGAAACAGCATTTTTCAAATCAAAATCTACATTGGACGGATTTAGAGAAATGGGAGTTAAAGAATATCAGAACGACGCAACTTTAGATAACAAAACATCTGATATATGCCAACATATAGACGGGACACATTTTTTAGTATCCGAGTATAAGCCGGGGATTACGGCACCGCCTTTTCATAATCGTTGCCGGACTGTTGCAATACCGTATTTTAACGATGAATTTACGGTCAATGAAACAAGGGCGGCGAGGGACAAGGATGGGGATATATACTCAGTGCCGGGTGATATAAAATATGCAGAATGGAAAAATAAATATGTTGAGGATTCTATATCAGATAATGACCGTAAGTTATTTAATAAATATGTAACAATTCTAGGACTAAATGCGCCTACTATTGACGAATTTGTGAAAATGAGGTATAATAAAAAAGAGTGGGGACAGTTTACATCTTATTCGAGTTCAATAAAATCCGGTGAATTATCTCCTTTGGCTACATTTGAATTATATAAAAGTATCAGCAAAAAAATTGATGATAACTTAATAGGCACTATTACAAGCAATGGAATAAAGATAACAGATAAATCTAAGCATTTTATATCAAGAGTAATAGGGTCGGTTGAGCAGAGGCGTAACGGCGTAAATGTCAAAGATGTATTAGACGTGCTTCAAAATCCTGCAAGATTAGGTGATATTAGAAAGTTGAAGAATGGAAAAAGCCAAAGATTTATTGGCGACTTATTAACGGCTACTGTTAATCCTGATACCGGAGTGTTAATACAGGTTAACCCAACAACTAGAAGAAAGGGGTTTAAGTGATGAATATTACTGAAAAACAAAAAGAACTTGTGAAAAAATATTTGAAAAAGTCATATACTGAAATATATCAACTCCTGTTAGATTTAGATGATAAAATAACAGAAATTGGTTTTGATGAGAATTACGACATTAACGAAGAGGGCATATTATTGCAAAGGCTATATGATGACCTCTATTATCAAAATTCTGAAATATAAATAAGCTCCGATTTATCGGAGCTTTTATTATGCTTTAAAACAGAGGTGAAATTATGATTAAATGGGCGTTACCGATTTTACAAGTAGTCTTTATTATCTGCAAGGTGTTCAATTTATTAAATTGGAGTTGGAGTATAGTTTTCATACCGAGTTATATTTGGCTGACTGTATTCTTTATATTCCTAGTTTTCTGTTTAATATTTATATATTTGGGGGGCAAAAGATGAAGTGCCCGTATAAAGATAATAGATTTGAAAATACAACATCAAAATATATCTATGACGAAGACGGAAGTCTAATAGAAAATAAAATAACGACGTGTACCGCTTCTACTTTTGGAAAGTGTGACGGCGAAGAGTGCGCAGCATATAAAGATGGTGTATGTCAATATGTATTGGTCGAAAAGGGAGGTTGAGAGTTAATGGCAAGAGAGCCAACTGGAAATAAATTTAATAATGATTGAGCCGCATAAGGCTCTTTTTTTATGTGCAAAATTCGTCTTTTTGGTATTGCAGACGTAAAAGAACAAGACTGATAGCCGCGGACTATACCGCGTATAAAAAATGTAATCAAGAAAGGTGTAGTGTTTAATGGATAAAGCATTTTTAAAGGAGCTTGGGATAGAAGATGAAAATATAACAAAAATTATCAAAGCTCACAATGAGGAAATAAAGGACAGTTATGTACCGCTTTCCCGATTTAACGCAGTTAATGAGGATAAAAAGGAAGCGGAACGAAAAGCAAAAGAATTAAAGAGCCAGCTGGACGGGTTGGACAATGTAGATGTTGCGGAATTGGAAAATACAATTGAGACATTAAAGAACGAAAACAAAACCGCACAGGAAAATCACGAAAAAGAACTTAGGAATATAAAAATTGATTATGCTCTTGATAAAGCTTTGATAGACGCTAAAGCTAAAAATATTAAGGCTGTAAAGGCGTTTTTTAATTTAGATGAACTAGAACTTGATAATGACAATATCAAGGATATAGACGATAAAATCAAAGCGTTAGCAGAAGATGATACAACAAGTTTTCTTTTCGGTTCCGACGAATCGAGCAAGGGTAAATTTAAGGGTGTTAATCCTGTGCAAGTACCAGGTGCCGGAAGCGGTCAGTCTGACGATGATAGTGTAGGCTCAATGTACGCACAAAAATATAATGCTAAATTTGGCGTTACAAATAACGAAAATGAATAGGAGTGAAAGTAATGGCTTTAACAACAATAAAAAGAACAGAAACTAGACCTAACTTTTTAGAATCGGAAGTAGGTTTGGTGCTTAAAACGGCACAAGTAGACAACGCAAATATTGAAGCTGATGAATATGGATATAAAACGGTGAAAGGCGGTACACCTTATCCAGCGAATGATTCAACCGCAAAAGGTCTTATTTTTGAAGATGTAGACGTAACTGTTGGCTCTGACAATGGGGTAAGACCGGCCAGCCTAATGGTTGCAGGAAGAGTTTTAGAAAATAGACTGCATACTCCGTTGAGTTCGGCGGCAAAAACAGCACTTACAGCATTGGGGTTTGTTTTTGTTGACGAACCTGTAATCATGAGAGAACCAATTGAACCCAAAGAGTATACAGCAGGAACAACCGCGTTCAGCGGTAGCGATATAGCCTACGGAAGTGGTGAGCTAACGATTACTGCTATTGATGACAGCAACACTGATTCGGCAGTAGCTACAGTTGCATTGTCGTCTTCAACTCATAAGGTTACAGCAACTAAGGTAACGGCAGGTAATACAACGGTTGATTGCACTGTATCAGACGGCACAAATACAGCTGTGATTACTGTACCAATAGAATTAGTATAGGAGGACTATAAATGAATATTTTACAATTAATTTCAGACAAAGACAGATTGTCATTTTCGCAAAATCTGTCTATACAGAGAAACTATTTAGGGGACACTTTATTTCCTGATTTGAAGACACAGCACTTAGAAGCTGAGTATTTTAGACTGACTGACGGTCTTAATCTGCCAACAATGGCGCAAGTACATGGTTTTGATACAGAAGCGGCAATAGGCACAAGACCGACGTTAGAAAAGGTAACAATTGAGAAATTATTGATTAAAGAAAAGATTAATCAGTCTGAAAAAACTCGAATGTATCTAAAGACCGGAGTATCTGAGCAAGCATTGGTTTCATATGTATTTGACGATATGGGTCGTCTTGCTGATAACGTAAAAACAAGAACTGAAGTGGCAAAAATGGAAGCGTTATCAACTGGTAAGCTGACAGTTAAGGAAAATAATCTTGATTTTACCATTGATTATGGAGTGCCTAAAGAAAATAGAATGTCAGTAGATTGGAGTTCTCCCGAAGCTGATATTTTAGGGGACATACGGTCAATGATTGATATTGCGAAAGAAAACGGTCATACTGTTAACAGATGTGTTGCAAGTAATAAGATAGTAACCTTGATATGCAAAAATAAGGCAGTACAGACGGCTATGTATGGTGTAAATGGAGTTGGAACTTTTGTTTCGCTCGGTCAGCTTAATACAATGCTCAGTAATATGTTTGGCTTTACAATAACTGTAAACGATGATAGATACAGATATAAAATCACAAAAGACAAATACAAGACAAAGCGTTATATAGATGAAGATGTATTTATTTTATTTCAAAGTCTAGACGGTTCTATAGGTACCGGACTTTGGGGACCCACTCCCGAAGAGGAGGATATGGGACCTTATACAGAAAAGTCAAGTCAGCAGTATATTACCTTGACACAGTGGGAGACACCAGACCCTAGAGCGGTTTGGACAAAAGCGAGCGGTGTATTTATTCCGGTTCTCCCGTCCCCTGAAAGCCTGATTATAAGCAAGGTTAAATTAGCGTAAACGAAAGGGGGAACGGATATGTTAGAAGAAATATATGCAGCTCTTGAAAGTTATGGTTACAACGAATTTGACGGTTCTGATGAGATGATTATAAATCTTATTATTGATAATGCTGAACAGCATATAAAAGGGTTTTGCAACATTTCTCAAATACCTAAGGACTTAAAACATACATTCATACATAGCGTATGTGGTGAGTTCCTATATCAAAAATATAATAGCGGAAATTTGCCGGATAGTTTTGATTTTGAGGTAGCGTGTTCGTCAATTTTGGAAGGAGATGTAAAACTTGATTTCAACATTAACGGAACATCAACAGCAGAGCAAAGATTTCTTAAAATGGTAAACGAACTCCGTTCCCCTGATTACAATTGCTTGATAAGACATAGAAAGCTGGTGTGGTAAATGAGGATTAAAACGCCAACAGCTATCCAGATTCAGAATGCAATTACAAGCATGTGGAACGGCAGAATGACCGTGTACGGAAATAAAAGCGTGTTTAACGAAGTTACCAAAATAACCGAAATAGAAAATGATGTAGTCTTAGCCAAAGATATACCATGCAGGATATCCTTTAAGACAATTTCAAAAGTTTCTGAACAGGACGGCGCATTTAAAACTGCACAGGAAATAAAACTTTTCTGTGCCCCTGAAATAGAAATAGCGGAGGGGTCAAGGCTTGTTATTACCCAAAACGATATAACAAACACATACGAAAAAAGCGGCACACCAGCAATGTACACATATCATCAAGAAATTATATTGTCTCTTGTAGAGGAGTGGGTATAATGATACGCTGTAATTTTAATGATTTAAAAGTGTTTAGGGATAATCTAGATAAATTAACAAATGCAGAATATGACAGATTAGCAAAAGAATGTTGTAATGAAATTGCCGCACGACTGTTACGAATGACACAAAAAAATACACCTGTAGCTACTGGCACATTAAAACGTGCTTGGAATATAGAGCCGGCAGAGAAGAAAGGTAATGTGTGGGTATCTGTTATATACAATACAGCTGATTATGCAATCTATGTTGAATATGGGCACAGGACAACCAATCATAAAGGCTGGGTAACCGGGCGTTTTATGCTGACAAATGCTGAAAAAGAAATAGAAAGGATTGTCCCACAATTGCTAGAAAAACGGTTATTGCAGAAACTAGGTGAAGTATTTGACTAATGAAACAATTGCAGGAATATCAAATAAGTTGTATAGCTTGTTTGGAGAAAATTATAAAATATATACTAAGGAAATAAAACAGGACTTGAAAAAGCCCTGTTTTTATATTGTCAATTTATCTGTCAGAAACAGGGTTTCACTAGGTTTGAGATATAATCACGAACAGTCATTTGATATTCATTTCTTTCCTGGAAAATCAGGCAGTCAGTCTGAGATGTCAGAGATTGCGGATAAATTGATGACAAACCTTACATTTATTCAAGTACAGGATAAAAGTTATTTGTATGGGTCTAATATCAACTCCCAGATTGTTGAGGATGTGTTGCATGTTTTTGTCAATTATGACGTGCCGATGAAAATTGTTAAGACCGATAATGAGTATATGAATAATTTAGAAATTAATGGAGGTATGAAATATGGCAATTAAAAAGCCGGATGAAATGGAAGTAAAAGACAAATATAATAAATCCGTTATTTTGCAGTCTGCAAAATACAAAAATAGACGTGATTTGCTTGATGTCTTATTAGATGAGAAGAAATACTATACAATTTCGGAAGTTGAAAATGCAATAAAAAAATATATGAACGGAGGTAGAAAATAATGTTAGGTGGAGGTACTTTCACGACTATGAACAAAGTTCTGCCAGGTTCATATATCAACGTAATATCAACTGGCAATGCGACGGCGGCTTTGTCTGATAGAGGTTATGTAGCCGTACCAATGGAGCTTGATTATTCTCCTGAAGGAGTTTTTGAAGTAACAGCTGCGGATTTTCAGAAGAATTCTGTAAAGTTGTTCGGCTACGAGTACAACTCAGAAAAAATGAAAAATATACGAGAGATATTTTGCAAGGCAAACACTGTGTATTTTTATAATATCTGCGAAGGCGGCAAAAAAGCAACAAATACATATGCTACAGCTAAATATCCGGGCGAAGCTGGAAATCAATATAAAATAAAAATTGAAGAATCGGTAGATGATGAAAACCGTCTTAATGTTTTGACAATTTATAACAGTACGGTTGTTGATGTTCAGCAAATAGAAAAAATTACATCAGCAAGCACAGAAAACAACGGACTTGTTGATAATGATTATGTTGATTTTAAAAAGAATGTTGTACCAACCGTAACATCTGGGAGTTCTTTATCCGGTGGTACTAAGGGAACCTCGTCAGGAGCCACAATACAAAAGGCTTTGGATTCGTTAGAATCTTATTCGTTTAATATTCTTATTTGCACATTGACACAGACAACAGATAAGAGATTGTATGTAAACTATGTGAAGCGATTAAGAGACGAAAACGGTATTAAATTTCAGGTTGTTATACATGACCCAGAAAATGAAATTCCGGCAGATTATGAGGGCTGTATTAGAGTGCCTAACAAGGTCGCTGACGGTTCTGAATCTGCGCATGAATTAGTTTACTGGACAGGCGGAGCAGAAGCGGCGTGCCGTGTAAATGGCTCTTTAACAAATGTTGAATATGACGGGGAATATACCGTTGACACTAATTATACACAAACGGAGTTATCTAACTTTATTCAGTCGGGGTTTTTGGCGTTCCATAGAGTTGGAAACGAAACCCGTGTGCTTGATGATGTTAACAGTCTTGTAACTGTAACCGATGGTAAGTCGGAAGATTTTAAACGCAACCAAACTATACGGGTAACAGACCAAATATCTAATGACATAGCTGTTCTTTTTAACACAAGATATCTGGGAATATCACCGAATGATAATATGGGCAGAGCCTCACTAAAAAATGACATTGTGAAAATACACGAGGATTTGAGAAATATAAGAGCAATTGAAAACTTTGCATCTTCTGATGTTACAGTCGAGGCAGGAGATAAAAAAGGCTCTGTAATCGTTACTGATACAATTACAACAATTGAAGCTATGAGACAGCTATATATGACTGTTTACGTTTCGTAAGGAGGGAAAATAAATGGATGAAAAAGACTATAACATAGCAAATAATGTGGTGATGAAAGCTAAGGACAGTTTGCAAGCTAACTTAGGAAAATGCACCATAACTAATGGCACTAAGCGTTATAACTTTATGCAAGCAATTAGCCTTGAAGCCAACTTTGAAAAAACAAAAGAAGAAATTCCGATACTCGGTAAAACAGGTAAAGGAAATAAATCTACAGGCTGGAAAGGAACAGGGTCAGCAACATTTCATTATAACACTTCAATATTTAGGGAAATGATGGCTGATTATAAGAATACCGGAAAAGATGTCTATTTTGACATTACAATTGAAAACGGTGACCCAACGTCAGACGCTGGGTATCAAATAGTAACACTTAAAGACTGTAATATAGACGGTGGTATTCTAGCAAAATTTGACGCTGACGGCGGGTATCTTGATGAGGATATGGACTTCACATTTGAGGACTTTGAGATTACTCATTCTTTTACTGCTTTGACAGGATTTTTAATAAACAATAATAGCAACAACAATAACAACAATAATAGAAACAACTAATAATAGGAGGTAAAAAGATGGGAACATTAAAAGGGTTTTTGAATCCTAAGAAGGTTGAAAATATAAAATTCGTGGTGAGCAACAGATTCGTTGATGATGACGGTAATCCGTTAGAATGGGAACTTAGAGCACTTTCGGCAAAAGAAAGCGAATTGCTGCAAACCGATTGTATGATAAAAAAAGCTTCCAGCAGAAGAGGGGTGTCAAGTCTTGATTTAGATGCTGCTTTATACACAAAGAAGATGATGGCAAAATGTGTTGTTAAGCCGGATTTGAACGAGATTGACATACAGGACGCTTACGGCGTTTCTTGTGCGGAAGATGTTTTGGGAAACATGTTGACAAGCGGAGAGTACACAGCCCTTTCTAACAAATTATTAGATGTAAACGGTTTTAATGAAATATTTGAAGATGAGGTAAAAGAAGCAAAAAACTAATAAAAGGTGGAGACGCAGACAGTAACTATGCTTATTACTGTCTGCATGAACTCCACCTTTTACCTAGAGAATATTTAAATTTGTCCCGAAAAGAACAGGCTTTCATTGCGGCGTGTATTGAGATAAATCAGGAGGAGATAAAAAAGATTAATAAAAAGAACAGTAAAAAGAAATAGGGGGTGGTTATTATAGGAAAAACAATGAAAACAGCAATAGAAATACAGGATAAAGTTACCGCACCTATTAAATCAATGTATAATGCTATGAATATCTTAATTTCCAGTTTCGAGAGAATGCAGAATATACCTGGAAATCTTGTAGATACAAAGTCAATTGCAGCTGCACGTTCTGAACTATCAAACGTAAAAACAGTATTGAGCGGAGCAGAAAAGGGCGCTAAAAAGTTGAATACAGCGTCAACATCTGCCGGAAATGCTGTTAAGACTATTGGTCAATCATCAGCTAATATATCCAGAGTTTCAAGCTCAATGAATTCAGCTGTAAACTCAACTAAAAGATTTTCTACAGCCACAACGCAATCTACTCAAGGATTAAGAGGTCTTGTGACAAGCCTAACAAACGTAAAAAGTAAAATTGTAAGCGCAACTACTACAGGTGTATCAAAATTTAAACAGCTTGCAACATCAATGAAAGAAAGTTCCTCTTCCGGTAATAGTTTGGTTGGTGTGCTAGGAAAAGTAGCGGCGGCTGTAGGCTCTGTTATGGGAGTAAAACAAATCATCGGATTATCTGATACCATGTCTCAAACAAAGGCTCGGCTTGATTTAATGAATGATGGACTTCAAAGCACTAAAGAATTACAAGATAGAATTTTTGATTCTGCCCAAAAGTCCAGAGGTTCATATCAAGATACGGCTGACCTGGTGTCTAAACTTGGCTTAAATGCAAAAGATGCGTTTGAAAACACTGCACAAATCGTTGATTTTGCTGAACAAGTGAATAAACAATTCGTTATATCCGGTGCGAGTGCGGAGGAAACAAAAAATGCAACATTGCAGTTAACACAGGCACTATCATCTGGAGTTCTTAGGGGCGATGAACTACGCAGTATATTTGAGCAAGCGCCCACATTGATTCAAAGTATAGCGAATTATATGGGTGTGCCAATAGGACGAATCAGAGATATGGCAGCAGAAGGACAAATAACAGCTGAAACGGTAAAAAATGCACTATTAGAGTGTGCTGATGAAACAAACGCTAAATTTGCTAGTATGCCATTAACATTTAGCCAGTTGTGGACAAATTTTAAAAATAGAGCTATGCAAGCATTTCAGCCAGTTCTTGAAAAAATAAACGAACTTGCAAATAATGGAAGGCTGGAAGAATACATAGGTAAAATAGCCGAAGCAATGGCGACAGTCAGTGATGTAATTATGAACGTCATAACGTGGGTATTAGACCATCAAGATATAGTTAAGGCGGCTTTTATTGGGCTTTCTGTTGCTATTGGTGCAATGACTGTAGCTATGTGGGCTTTTAATATTGCTTCATATGCCAATCCGGTCATTTGGATTGTTTTGGCTATTATAGCGGTTATAGCCTTATTAGTGGCTGGGATAGTTTTAGTCGTCGAACATTGGAACGAAATAAAAGATGCGGCGAGTGCTTGTTGGGAAGGTGTTAAAAGTGCTTGGGGCAATGTTACAGATTTCTTCAAAGGAATTTGGGATAAGATTGTTTCCGGTGCAACAGGTTTGTGGAATAGCATAGTTTCGATATTTACAACGATAAAAAATTTCTTTGTCGGCATTTGGAACAGTATGTATACTGTTGTTTCTACATTTTGGGGTGCTATATGGAATACTATTTCTCCAATAGTTATGGCTATATGGAATTTAATCAGTACGATATTCACTATAATATGGACAATAATTTCAACCATAATGCAGGGAATATTTCACGTAATAAGTAATGTGTGGAACGTAATATATAACGCCGTTTCAGGGGTGCTAATCTCTATATGGAACATTATAACAAGCATATGGAACAGTATATACAGTGCCGTCTCAGGCGTATTGTCCTCAATATGGGGTGCAGTGTCGAGCATATGGAACAGTATATATAATGCAATTTCGGGCGTGTTAAGCAGTATATTCAACACTGTTTCTAATATCTGGAACAACATATTCTCAGTTGTAAGAAATAAGGTTGTTGAAATATACAACAATGTTAAAGACAAGTTTACGGAAATACTTAATTATCTTGGCGGCTTGAAGGATAAATTTTTACAAAAGGGACATGAAATGATAGACGGTCTTATAACAGGTATTGCGGATAAAATAAACGGTGTTACAAGTAAGATTAAGGAGTTGGGAGAAAAAGCGGTTGGGGCTATAAAACAATTCTTTAATATAAATTCGCCGTCAAAGGTAATGCGTGAACTTGGTAACTTTACATTTGAGGGCTTTAATCTTGGACTTGCAGACCAAATAAACGCTATCAAAAACACATCACTTAATATGGGTGCAGTGGTTACGGCTAATTCAATGCCTGACCTTAAAGCAAATCTGGACTATTCAGGAAAAAAAGATTTTAGCGCAATGCGTGAGACTATAGCTAGTAATACTACTAACAGTACATATATTCACGCTCCTGTTACTGTAACCCAAAAGAATGATATTGTTGTTCAAAATGGCGAGAGCACTGATAATCTTATTAAGAAATTATCAAGAGGAATGGAAGAAAACGCAGAAATTGTGTGGAAAGGGGTATTAGCATAATGGCTTATTCTTTTTTTGTGGCAGGAACAAAATTACCAGTGCCGCCGTCATCCTTTACAACTAAAATCGTAAATAAAAATGAGACGTATGAACTAGTTGATGACGGAGAAATAAATATTATTAAAAAAGCGGGATTGAAAGAGTTTTCATTTGAGGTTGAATTACCGTGTACAGAACGTCCATACGCTAATTATGAAGATGGTTTTCTTCCGCCTTTACATTATTTAGAATTATTTGCATATTTAAAAAGCGAATTATTACCGTTCCAACTTGATATTTATAGAGAACTCCCTAGCGGTGAAGATACATATTACACGAACGAAACTGTGACACTCGAAGATTATACAGTTACCGAGGAAGCGACTAACGGTCAAGACGTAAAAGTCGAATTGAATTTTAAAAAATATAGACAGTATTCAACCGCTACCGTTATGCAAGATGAAGACGGATTGCATTATACTATTGTCCGGGGTACAGATAAGCGAATAAACAGGGTTGTAGATGTGAAAGACGGTGACACTTTAGCCACTATAGCTATGAGAGAATTTGGACGGGCAGACCAAAATTTGATTGATTATCTATACGCTATAAATAAAGAAAACATAGATGCTGAATGTGCAAAGAGGGAAGTATTGCCACCTCAAATATTTCCCGGTATGTCTATACGGCTTACTGATGATAGTTTCGGAAATATAGATGAATATAACGCTAACAATAATATTGAAAGCAATAAGTTGCAAGCAGAAGATGTAAATAAGATAACTGAGGAGGGATTGACAGTGACGCAGTATGAAAGCATTATGCAGACTGTTATGGGACATCAGAACAGGTTAAACGCCATGAGTAGTTATATGATATATAACTATGTTGATAAAAATATGCCGCAGGAGTTTAGACCTATAGTTCGCTTTTTGATGTTTAAAGGGTGGCTTAAAGGTGACGATAGCGGAGAACTTGGATTAACCTATGATATGCTAAGAATTTTAGCGGCTCTTGCCCGTTCAGGCGCTTTCGGTAACGATTGCCCTACCCCGGAAGATGAAAAGGGTTGGGGGGATTAAAATGAGTGTTTGCAGAGTGTATATTGACCCTCTGAGAGATTACAGCGGCAATAATGCAGGAGCTTCATATTTTGGAGTGCGTGAACAAGACATGAACTGGTTTGTGGCAAAAAGAGTTTCTGAAACACTTGATAATTACACATTTATGAACTCACAGAAATATTCATCTTTTGAAACTCATTTAAGCCGGGAAACAAAAGAAACTACGAAAAGTGAAGATATGTGGGAGAGCTTGCGTATACGTCTGAATGAGAGTGAAAAGCTATGGGACGATGGAGGAGAGCAGACACCTTATTACATTTATTTGGGGATAGGCTCTGAACCGTCCGGGAATAAAGAGACCAGTACAGAAAGAGGTATAAGCTGTCATTATGAAAATAGAAATGCACCGGGTATTGATAATGATACGTGGAACGCATGGAGCTATAGTTTGGCTGATACTATACTTAATACAGTTGTGAAAAATACTGATATGCCTGAATATAAAATACCTATAACGCTGACAAGGTATCTGCCAATAAATGAAAATGAAAAAATAATGTGCGGTGTTACGGCTCACGTAGGACGAATAAATAATGCAAATGACGCTAGATTATTATATAACGAAGAGACAAGGAATGTTATAGCTGACAGTATAGCGGAGGCTATAGCGTATTGGGTAGACCAGGATTATACAAGCGGAAACGTGCCTGATAAATATAAAACACCATATACAGCTATAAGCAACGCTAAAGACAGAGCGAAGGCTGTTCTTGCCGAAATGCAGAAAAATGAGGAATTATTGTCTGAAATAGAAAGCCGAATGGTATATAATTATTTAGATAAAAATTTCCCATCTCATGCTTTAGGGACTGTCGAATATCTTATTGACAATGGTATTTTGAAAGGCGGCAACAGCGGAGAGCTAGGCTTAACTTATGACATGATACGTCAAATTTGTATTTTTGCCCGAGCTGGTATTTTCGGAAAAGATTGTCCTACACCTGAAAACTATATCCCGTTATGATAAATGTAATTGACAATATTTTCCTCATATGATATATTAATTACAATATATTATATGGGAGGTAATTTTTTGAAAAAATTTGTTTGCGGATTATTGATTGGTGTAATTATAAGTGGTTTAGTTGGAGTGTATGCGGTAAATCAAATATACGATAATCCATATTCGATATATGTTAACGGAGAGCAAAAACAGATACAGGGTTATAATATTGACGGTTATAGCTATTTTAAATTAAGAGATATAGCGCAGGCAACGAATAAGTTCAATGTTGATTTTCAAAATGATAATGTAATTATTGATACGTCAAAAGGGTATTCAGAGGAGAATAAGCAACCGGAACAATTAAAAATAGATGAAAAGAAAATATATTGTGATTATTTAAATAATGTTGAAAAGATTGAAGTTCTTAATCATCCGGCAGGTGATACAACTGAATATATTAGTGTAAATGATTTATTATATTATATGACTGATGTTAATAACGACGGGGTGCAAGATTTAGCGTTTTCATCAAAGAACTATCCTAATAATGGGTTAGGTATTTTAACTATAGATAATAATAGGGTTACCGAACTTATAACTCCTTCTATTATTCCTTATAGTGCTGGTTCCGAAACATGTACTTTAGCTATGTATGATAATAAATATGGGATATTTAAACATAGGGAGAATTCAGCTGATGATTTTGTTTTTACCACTATTGTTGGAAAGAGTAAATTTAATACAACTTTAAGTGGCTATCATCATGAAGATATTGGTTATATAATTAACAATGAAAATGTTGGAGAATTAAATTGGTGGTCGATATTTAACAATATTATTCCAGTAAAATTTTATGGTTTTGATTCTCTTGTATCTACTTCAAGTGAGTATTCAGGGGAAGAGCCAGACGATATTATATATTATGATTATGGAAATAATAGTTGGGCTCCTGATTATGGAGCATATTCTGGTTTAAAATATGGGATAAATAATTTAGAATCAATCATTGATTACACCGAAAAACAATTAGTTTCTAACAGCAGTGTTATTACGTATGAATATGTATATAATGAAAAACAAATTAATTCATATATAGAATTATTAATGAGTATTGGGTTTAGTAGAAGATACCTTGAAAATGACTTGTTTGTATATCAAGAAAAGTTTCCTATTTTAATGTATAAAAAAAGTGATATAGTGCTATCAAAAAACGGTAATTATATTACTATAAATAATTCTCCTGATTATGAAAAGGTTTTTGTTTCGACTTCTCCCGGTAAAAGTCCAGAAGATATAATAAAAGAGGCTCAAAATAATATAGATAAACTTTACTTATAATATATACTATAAATAAATATTTTTCAAGACACCTTAGAGGGTGTCTTTTTTTTTGAAAAAAGAGGTGAACAAAACTGGCTACGGCAAAACAGTTAGTAGAAATCGCAGAAAAGGAAATAGGATATACTGAAAACAGTGGTGTATACAAAGAATATGATAGTACCGGTGACCCGTGGTGTGCGTATTTTGTGTCTTGGTGTTTAAAAGAAGCTGGAATTAATGATTATGGAACACAAGGCGCGGCAGCAGCTTTTGCATATATGTCTGAAAAAGAGGGAAAAGGAACATTTCATGCTAAAGGAAATGGTTATTCACCAAAGACTGGAGATTTATTTATTAAAAATTATGTTGGTCAAAAAGGAGTCAATGGTGATGAACACGTAGGAATAGTAAGAACGGATGCCGCAAATGGAAGTTTCTCAAGTGTGGAGGGAAACTTTAGCGATAGTGTTGCTTCTAATACCCGCAATGTTTCTGATTACTGCTACGTAACGCCGCCGTTTAACGGTTTAAACAGCAGCAAACCGTTACTAAATTTAAGAACATGGTCTGATATTGTTACAGCTGATAAATTGAATGAAATATTCAGAGGCGGACTTGCGAATCAGGGGGAATTATTCTGTGAGATATGTATAGCATATCAGGTTAACCCTGCATTTGCGGCTTCCATAGCATGCTTTGAAAGTTCTTACGGTGATTACGGACCTGCTGAAAGAAATTATAATTTCTTTGGCTATATGTCGGGAAGCGGCTCTATGACGTTCACAAAATTTGACAGCTTAGAGCATGGATTGACTAAATGTATATCCAATATCTCATGTAATTATCTATATCAAGGATTAAATTTTAAGCAAATACAAGAAAAATACTGTCCTGTTGGAGCAGCTAACGACCCATACGGCACCAATAATCAATGGTACGGAGGCGTATCTGCTGTATATAAGAATTTGACAGGCGGAGATGTAGCGAGTGCAGATTTGGGAAGCGGTGTTGAAAGTGACAGCGAGGGGCAGGATAATCTTGCTAAAATGCGAAGCGGTGACTATTCAATGGACGGTTCTGACAGTGGTGATAACAGTGATTCTTCATCTATTCCTATAACTTCCGCACAGACTATGTCATATATAGGCGCCAGTGTAGATTTTAGAGAAAATCCTCTTAACAGCAAAAAAATGTTAAATCAAAATAATATAGAGCTATATATATCAGGAGCAGAAGGAGTGATATACAAGCCTGTTGTGGTTGATGAAATAACGTGGGAAACAGAAGCGTACGGAAGTCCGGCACAGCTTGAATTTACTATTATCAAGGATGCGTATATATCTTTTGAGGAGGGTGACCAGGTTATATTTAAATATAAGGGTGCTCCTGTATTTTACGGTTTTATATTTCAAAAACAACGAACAAAACAACATCATATAAAAGTAACTGCTTATGACCAGACAAGATATTTTAAGAATAGTGACTGTTTTGTATTTGAGGGCTGTACAGCTACAGAAATAGTAAAATCTATTTGTAATGATTATAAAATAGCATATGGCCAACTTGAAGACACCGGAATTAAGTTACCGCTTACAGTTTGTGACAATGTTCAGGTTTTTCAAATAATCGAAAATGCTTTAGATTATACGGTAGCACAAGGCGGCTATCGTTTTTTATTGTGGGATAATTTTGGCTCTTTAGTTTTGGCTCCTAAGTTTTGGTACAAAAAAAATTATGTTGTATGTGATTTTACCGCCCAGGATTTTGATTATACAACAACCATAAATGAGGGTACATATACAAGAGTTAAGCTATATTATGACAACGACCAAACAGGTACAAGAGAAGTATATATCAGAGATAAGTCTGCCGAATATCCTAAATTTGGTGTACTGCAATATTGCAGTACCCTTGATGAGGGGGAAGACGGAGTAAAAAAAGCTGAGGAAATTATAAAAATTACTACTAATAAAATAAGAAAACTTGATATAAAAGGAGCGTTAGGAGATGTAACGGTAAGAGGAGGAACTCAGGTATATGTTGAGCTTAATTTAGGGGACATAATTCAAAAAAAGTGGATGGAATGTTTTAGTGCAAAACACACATTTAAAAATGGAGAGCATTTTATGGATTTACATTTAGTAGGAGGTCAATTTATATGATTGATATAACAGAATTTACAAGGGCGGTAAAACGTGTTGCCGTTCAGGCTGTTAAAGAAACAGTTCCGGCTAACGCTGTGTTTGGGATGGTTGTTTCTGCTGAGCCGTTACAAATAGATGTTGGATACGAAAAACCTATAAGCGGAAGTCTTATAATACTACCGCTATGTTTTGATAAAAAAACATATACAACTACAAGCAGCGGTAGTCCGCCGCATAGACACACAATAGAAATTGATAACAGCCTAAAGGTAGGAGACAAAGTTGCACTGCTTAAAATGCAGGGCGGTCAAAGACATGTTGTATTGGGGGTTGTGTAATGTTACCAGTTATATCTACGCCTAGAGAAAAAATTATTGAGACTAAAGTAGTTATATACCCCTCTAAAACATATGAAATAGATTGGGAAAACAAACGTATAGCTGGGTCAATTGACGGCGTAAAAGCGTTACAGCAATCAATACACTTAATTTTACTAACTCAAAGGTATCGTTATCCAATATATAGTTGGGATTATGCTACAGATATTGACCCTCTATACGGTATGAGAAAAGATTTTGTTGTGCCTGAACTGCAATGTAGAATACGTGAAGCATTATTACAAGATGATAGGATAACGGACATTATAGATTTTAAAATTAACCATATAGAAAGAGGCAAATACGATGTTAGTTTTGCGGTGAAGAACAAAATATCAGATACGCTCTACATAAATGAGGTGATAGAAGCATGATTACTAGCAACTATGATTTTGGAGATATAACAAATAGAATGTTGCAAAGAGTGCCGAGCAAAATTGATAAAAGACAAGGCTCATTGATTTATAACGCTGTAGCCCCGGCAAGTTTGGAATTTGCAAAAATATATCTTATGTTACAATCAATAGAAAAAGAAGCCTTTCCCGATACTGCAAGCATAGAATATTTGAAGCGACATGCAAAAATAAAAAATTTATCTCTGAATGAAGCCACTTATGCCATTGTTAGAGGTGAATTTAACAAGAAAATACCTGAGGGAACACGATTCAGCTTACAAGACAGCGAATTAAATTATATAGTAATGTCTGAAAGTCCTAAATGGGATGGGGACAATGCACGGTTATATTATTATTTGATGATGTGTGAAACAACCGGGAGTAAAGGCAATCAAACTGGCGACTTGATACCCATAACCGACATAGAGGGATTAACTATTGCAAAAATTGTTGGAATTGCAACCTATGGCACAGACACAGAGGATACAGAAAAATTTAGGGACAGATATTTTGATACTATTTTAAACCCACCTTTTGGCGGCAACCGTGCTGACTACAAGAGATATATCAGGTCTATAAATGGTGTAGGAGATTGCCGATTGATAAGAACGCCATCAGGCGGCGGTACTGTCGGCGTTATTATCTGCGACAGCGAATATAACGAGCCGTCTCACGAGTTGGTTGGCAGTGTGCAAACGTTAATTGACCCGGTTGTTAACAGCGGCGACGGTTTTGGAATGGCACCAATAGGACATAGAGTTACTGTATCGGCTGTAGAAACGGTTGGAATAGAGGTTATTTCCGAAATTGAGTATCAAGAGGGTTATACCTGGAATGATATAGCTGAAAGTTATCAAAATACTATATCAGATTATTTTGCTGAATTAAACAAATCATGGGGGAATATAGACCCTGATAATATAGTCGTTAGAATGACACAAATAGAACAAAGAATTTTGAATTTGAATGGGGTTTTGGACGTTGTTAACATAAAACTATACCCTTATGGAGAAAATGCGGCTACAAGTAATTTTTCGGTGCCTGACGGCAAACTTGTCTCTAATTGCTCTACAGGTTGGGAGCCGTTGGCGTTAAATGCAGGAATAGAAGCCAAAATATCAAAAGACCCAGCAGGAAACGGAAATGCTGTTAAGTTTTTATGCGGTTCAGAAGTATACGGAAACGGCTGGTCTTATGATATAGTTAGACTTCTTGATACAAGGCCAGCAGATTTTTCAGAGGCAACGGGATATTTAACTGTTTCATTTGAACTTTTTCAGCCCGAAAACAGTAGGGGATTAGGTAATTTCTATATTGATTTAAGCGGTAATAAAATCATTAAAAACAGCGACGGTGGAAACACATATACATACGGACGGTTAAGCGGATATGAACCAAATACAACTGAAATAAAAATTATTGGTGGTAGTGCTAAGGCGAGTGACGGTGTGGATAAGGTGCACATAGCAAACGAAAAAGTTTTGGGAAATTGGGTAACTGTAGAATTTAAAATTGATTTTACTACACGTCAGAATTTCACTTGTATATATAATAACAGAGAACATATTGTTACGGGATTCCCGTCAACTGTTGACCCGTCTTCGTTATATCTTAATATACAGCTTTCTGACAATTCACAACATACCAACGATATAGAAACATACATTAAAAATGTGTCTGCGGTATATATAACGGAGTAGGTGAAAATATGGGGAAAATATACACATTAAAATATTTGCCTGAATTCTTTCATGACATAATTGATTTTGCCGAATTATGCAAAACATATGACGTTGAATTTTTACTGCTCGAAAAGGAAATTGAAAAGTTGTTAAATAACTTTTTCTTTAATTTTTTAAATGAGCAAGGGTGTAAACGCTGGGAAGACATATTAAAAATATCTATGCGTGAAACTGATACGTTAGAAGACAGAAGATTTAGAATAAAGTCTATATATTTTGGAGATACGCCATACACGGAAATAACAATGCTGGAAAGATTAGAAATGCTTGTAGGCAAAGGAAATGTTACTGTTAGTATAGATGTAAAAAATTATAAAGTTACGGTCAGACTGTCATTGAGCAGAAAAAACCAATTAGCAGAAATTATAAAAATGATTGAAAAAATGGTGCCGCTTAATATGATTATAGATGTCAAGTTGTTATATAACACCTATGAGACTTTAGGATTATATACGCATGATTATTTAGGTAGATTTACACATTATGCGCTGAAAGAAAATGTTTTGGGAGGTTAGACATGGCTACAACTACAAAAATATACGGTTTAAAAAAACCGTCATTAACAGATGTTTATAACATTATGGATTTTAATAACAATTTTGATAAAATTGACACTGTTTTAAATACAAAAACAGAAATAGAAGATATAGGGACACTGAACGGCACCGAAAGCGTATTTAATACACGAATAAGTCCAGGTTTTTATAAAGGAATATGGAATAATCAGTCCATGAAGCAAAAGGGAGATTTTACGCTTTTTGTTTTTGATGTATCCTCTACTAATACGGCAGAAGATACAAAGGAAACAGCAGTAATGCAAGTTTTATTTCATGAAAATCAGGTCTCGGTCCGTTTGGGTGTGTTAGGTGTTCCGGTGAATTGGGGGAATTTCTCTCCGATTGCAACAATGTCTAATGTATCAAACATAGAACAAAAGATAGGCAATTTATCAAATCTTACTACAACGGCTAAAGAAAACATTGTTGCAGTGATAAATGAGTTGATAACGTCAATATCAAAAAAAGCGGATAAAGTTACAAATAACGGATTTGTAGCCGGAGGAGCGGAAGCCGGAAAAGTCGGCAGTATATCAATTGGAAGCGGTATAAGCTCCACCGGAGAATATGGAATAGCAATTGGCGCAGGAGCGGAAGGTACAAATGATAGTGTATCAATAGGACATGGGTCAATTGCTTCCGGGATTGATTCCGTTGCAATAGGAGATGTAGCGGAAAGTTTGGCTCAAAATGCTGTGCAAATATGCGAAGGCAGTAACAGCGAAAGTGAAAGTCTGCAATTCAGGAGGTATAAGATAGTTAGATATGACATTACAGACGATAGATATTATCTTAAAGATGTGGGTCAACTGGGGAGATTATATACAACTAATCAATCAAGCATTGTAGATGCTATTAATGAATTAGAAAATGAAGTAGAAAATAACACAGCTGAATTACTATCCAAAATAACAGAACAAAATAATAGCTTGATTATGCTTATACAAATGCTTGCAAATACAGGAGTTAATATAATTCCATTGCTTGAAATGCTGGGTAACACTATTACCGTTATTCCTGATACTGTAACTCAGACGTATCAATACTCTGACAATAATAATCCTGATAATAAATTAAAAGGAATTGTTTATGCACCAAATCTTGAAACAGTTGAATCACGTTCGATAGACGATAATTCAGGCATGACAACAATAATCATGCCAAAAGTCAAGACAATTAAAAGTCAAGGCTTTTGGGCTAGTTATGGACTTAAAACGGTCTTTATACCTAGCACTTGTACATCTCTTGCCACTAACGCATTTTCTGTGTGTGGAAATTTAACTAATATTTATATTGATAATGTCGAAGGTACTTTTGGAGATATAGCAGCAGATTCAAGTTTGCCTAATTTAAGAGTTACATATTTAAGAAAGTGAGGTGTCTAAATGGAGTATAGACTAATAAATGGTATTTGCCATATATGTAAATATAAAACGGTTATAACAAAAGAGAATGACACAAAACTTGAATTTTATCATTTGGACGAGGTTGAAGCTAATCAGTCGTTAGAACTACATCAGCAAATCAGCGACTTGCCAGCTGAGATTGTTCCTCTTGATGTATCAGACTGTATTTGGCTTGACGGTAAAGAGTTCTCGTTTGATACAGAAATTATTCAGGCTTATGAAATGGGGGAAACAGAATATATAAAATATCTTTTGGAAAAATCCCGTCTTAACAATGCAAATCTGCTTAATGAAATTAAAACATTGGGTCAGGCTCAGACTGATTTAGAGTTAGAATTAATCGAACAGGGACAATACATAACAGACCTCGAATTACAACTTTTGGGAGGGGGTGAAAGCAATGTATGAAAAGATTAAAAACAGATACGAAAAAGGATATGTAACCAATAGTCAGCTTATGCGTTATATATCACTCGGAGTATTGACGGAAAAGCAGGCAGAAAAAATTAAGGCGTTGGAGAATGAATAATTATGATAATTGATTATAAAGTTGATTCGCAAATTTTACGCAGAACCAGCAGAAATTTAATAGTGGCGGACAGCATAAAATATTTGGCTGTCCGTTTTAATTTTTCTGATGAATGGAAAGGCACTAAAAAGACAGTTGTTTTTTTATATGATGGATATAGCTATAATGTTCTTTTGGATGAAAACGAAATAGCGATTGTGCCGCATGAAGTTATAAAAAGTCCTGGATTTAATTTATCCATATATGGCACGAATAACGGAATGAGGATAACGTCAAGCACATGTAAAGTATCTGTTATAAAGAGCGGATATTGTGAAGGAGAAACACCGCCTGAACCAACACAAACAGTATATGAGCAAATATTAGACAGACTAGATAATAGCGGCGGAGGAACAGGAAAAAACGGAAAATCAGCTTATGAAATAGCTGTGGAGAATGGATTTAACGGAACTGAAAGTGAATGGTTAGAAAGCCTAAAAGGTCAGCCGGGCAAAGACGGAATAAACGGAGCAGACGGCAAAGACGGTAATGACGGGAAAGATATAACAGCTATAAATGATTCCGAAACCTCATCAGAGACCACGTGGAGCAGTGTGAAGATTACTACTGCTAATACGGAACTCCAAACACAAATTAATAATACATACAATCATCACCTGAATGATAGTAACAATATAGGCAATGAGGTATATAACGGAGCGGTTCTTACTATAGTTGACGATGATGGGTCTATAGAGTTTTTAAATAATTTTGTACCGATATATAAGGATAAGGGTGTTAGGTGCAGTTTTGCGGTAGTTGCTTGCAGAGCAGAAACACCAATAGGTACAACGACAAGCGGCGACCCTTACGAGGCTTTAAGCTGGACACAAATAAAAGAACTTGTTCACGATGGATTTGATATGCAAAGTCACACATACAGTCATGATGTTAAAGTGTTTCGAACAGGCGAAAATTTAAACGAAGAACAACTTGAACATCAATTTGGTGACGCTGATAGATTATTTAGACAAAACGGACTTGATTATAACTGTATGGTGTATCCATGGGGTACGGCTCAACAAATTAAGAAAAAAGTTGCGAAGCGATATGCCAAATATGGAATGACGTTGATTAGCGGGGATACGGGACTAAATGATGAAATAAGCGAACCTATGGCAATATCAAGATTCACATTGCAAAGCGGTTCAACGAGTTTGGCAAGTGCTAAATCTCAAATTGATACAGCCATTGCCAACAAGCAATGGCTTATTTTATGCAGTCATGCAAATGCAAATCAACCTAGTGCCGACACGTTGGGAAATATTATTGATTATGCTATTAGCAAAAAAATACGCATAGAAACGTTTTCGAGAGCCGCAAGGCTCAAGGCTCCTGTGTATTATACAGGCGAGGGAGACAATATGTTTCGGGTTATGCCCAATGGTGATACTAAATGCAAGCCTGATGATGATACTGTGAGATATATCGTGCAAAGGGCTACAGTATTAGGATTATTTGAAGACACGGAAGCGAGCATATCGGCAAGTTACGGAAAAACTCAAAACATAGCAGGTGACACATTGGATAAGTCGCTTATAACAGTTATTGTGACAATGACGAGTGGTAAAACACATTCTGTAACCGATTATGCTGTAGAAGAAACGGATTTAACGTTGGCAGAGGGCGAAAATACGTATCATATAAAATATAAAGGACTTAGTTGCACATTAACGGTAACAGCGATAGCGGCGGCGGAAGCCGCAGAAATTACACAACAGCCGCAAGATGTAACAACAGAGGTCGGAGAAACTGCAAATATGTCAATAATCGCCAAAGGTACAGGTTTAACTTATAAATGGCAGTGGCTTGACGTGAGAGGTGATGACCCCGTTGGAATATGGACTAATTGTGCAGACGGCACATCAAGCATATTGCAATTTACAGTAGAGCCGTATCATAATTTACGTAAATACAGATGTATTGTAACAAGTAGTATGGGGGAAACGCTAACGTCAGATATTGCAACCTTGCATATAGGAAGCAAATACAATATGTTGATAGAGCACACCTCTGAATCAGAAGCTATCGAACGAACATGGTACAGTATCCCTTTATCGGCAGGTGCGTATCATTTTCGTGCTACTGTGGAAAAAGCTGAATACGCTTGTACATTCCAGCTTAAGACAGCTATCAATAATGTAGATGATAAAAATGGTACGGTTATGTTTATCGCGCCAACAGGCACGTTTAACGCCGCAAGCGCAATATATACGTTTGAGGGTGATTTTACGTTAGAATCAGACACGGAATACCTATTTTTGTACACGAAAGGAATTACTGCCGGGAAAACAATAACTATTGAATATTATAAAACTAATTAGGAGGGCAGAACATGGACGAAAACGAAGCGGCAATCAGAGAGCGGCTGACGGCGGTTGAATCCTCCGTCAAGTCTGCTCATCATAGGATAGATAATATTGAGGAGCTGACCCAATCAGTCAAATCTTTAGCTGTTGAAACTAAATATTTAAAAGAAGATATTTCTGATGTTAAAGAAAAAATAGACGTTATAGCCGGCCGACCTTCACAGATTCTCACGGTTATAATAACAGCATTAATAACGGCGACTATAAGCGGATTTGTAGGATTTGCAATCACAAATTTATTAAAATAAGGAGGTGAAAGAGCATGAAGAATAACATAACAGCAGGGACAATAGCAAGAACTATTGTATTAATATTAGCACTGGCAAATCAGGTATTAGCTATGTGCGGTAAACAGGTACTTAACATTGCAGACGATGATATATACCAGGTTGTTAGTATAGTATTTACAATTAGTGCGTCTGTTTGGAGTTGGTGGAAGAATAATAGCTTTTCATATGAAGCTATAAAGGCGGACAAAATAATGTCAGAGCTAAAAGGAAATGAAAACTAGAGGTTGACAAATTGAATAAATAAGTATATAATAATAGCAGATAAGAGATAACCGTTAAACGGTTGTCAAAGATTTACGATATTAATATAGCCGCAACTTTGACCGAGGGGCGGCTATATCGCTTTTATGGAAACAATCACAAAGAATATTATGATTGAAACAATTACTTTTAATAAGTACTTCCACATAAGCGACACCT